TGCGGTCACCCCGCCCTCGGTGGCCGCGAACAGGTCGGCGGCGATCGCCTGCGCCACCGACGCCCGGGCCCAGGACATCAGCCGAACACCATGGGGGCGCAAACGGCGTACAGGTCGTCCTTGTCGGGGTCGTAGCGGCCCACCCGGATCAGCCCGGTGTCCGCAAACCCCAACGTCCCGTCTATGGAGTCCCGGCGGCGGTACAGGCGGGCGGCGTGGAACAGACAGGCCTCGTGGGCGGCGTCGGGCAGGACGGTGGTGTCCCCCGGATATATCGGCTCGAGGGCCGGGCCGAAGGTGCCGTCCCCGTTGTCGACCAGCTGGGAGCCCATGCGCCGCTGTCCGTAGTCGACGGCCGCCGACAAGGCCGTCTGGATGACGCCGTCCTCAGTCGGGTCGGGCTGCAAACGCAGCAACGACCGCACCTCCTTCAGCGTGGGCCAGACCGCCATCAGGCGTAGGTGTACTGCTCGGCCGCGGTCACGTTGCCGCGGGGGTTGAGCACGACGACCGGCACCGCCCCGGCGGCGTGGGCGGGCGAGATGCAGGTGACGGTGGCGTCGCTGTTGACGATAAAGCCGGTGGCGGCGGTGCCGCCGAAGGTGACGCCGGTCGAACCGATCAGGCCCGAGCCTCTGATGGTCACGCCGGTGCCGCCCGCCACCGGCCCTCCGGTCGGCGTGATGCTGTCGACCTCGGGGGTGGCCGCCAGCGTGCCCCACTGGTCCTTGCGGACCAGCAGGGTGGTGGTACCGGGATACCAGTGCCAGGTGCCGGGCAGGGCCAGGACGGCCGGGAAGTCGGTGCCCGGGGCGCTGCTAGTAGCAGCGCCCCACGATCCCGACGGTTTTATAGTCCAGGCCACTCCGGTTACCGTTTGCGGGCGGCGGCGCCCGGACCGGGCGACAGCGCCGCGTCGGGCTCTTCGTCGGCGGGCGGCTCTTCGTCGGCCTCGATCATGGTCGGCATGCCGGCCGGCGGGGTCAGCGGCACCAGGGCGGCGCCTTGCAAAGCCCCCCAGGCCACATAGCCGCCGTAGGCCACCTGCACCCCCAGAATGCTGGGCTCGATGACCGACAGCAGGCCGATGACCTGCTCGTAGACCTCGAACAGCGACGAGTTACCGACGATGCAGGTCCCCTGAGCGAAGGTGGGGACCACCACCCGGGGGACGCCCAGCATGTCGCCCCGGAAAGAGGCCAGGGTGGAGGTGCCCGGGGCGTTCATCTCGTCGGTGGTGTTCTGCGGCAGCACCACCCGGGCCACGTCGACCAGCGAACCCAAAGCGGCCCACACGTCCAGGGAGCACCAAATCCGGTCGGGCATCATGAACCCGGCCGAATAGGCGTGCATGGCCGCGGTGTACAACGCCAGCGTCCAGCCTTTCAGGTCGTTGGTGGCCACCACCACCGCGGTGGCCGTGGCCGCCGCCTTGAACGCTGCTGCCGCCGCCGTTTCGGTTTGCACGGCGTAGACGTTGGCCAGGTCCCGAACCAAAATATCCCACGCCCCCGGCGAGGTCCAATCGATGTCCTGCCGGGAAATGTCGACGGTGCCGCCATAGGTGTTCTTGGCGAAGCTGACCGGGCTTATCGTCATCTTCTGGGACGGCAGCTGGGTTTTTTCGCCGGCCCCGCCCGACGGGACCTGCTGGCCCACCGTGGAATGCTGCGTGATTTTTGGGCGGGTGAAGGTGGCGCCCGGAATGTTGTCTAACGCTTTGGCGCCGCCCAGGCTGGAGATGAAAGGCCGGTTGGCGTCGATCAGGTTGACGACCTGGCCGACGATCGGGGTAGGCAGCACACCGGTGGTGTCGGTGGTTTTCTGGTCGGCCACCGCCCGGGTTTGGGCGATCCTCGCCGCCGCGGCCGGATCCGGGTTGCCGCGGTCGGTGATCCCATGCGCCCGCAGATAGTCCACCAGAAACGAACCGGCCGAGGCGTACACAAACCCGCGGGACTCAGCATCCAGGCGGCGGGGCTGGGCCGGCAGCCGATCACCGCGCGGCTGGGGCAGGGCGGCGGCGGCGGCCTCGTGGGCGGCCCGCATGTCCTCGTAGTCGGCCAACGGTTTGATCTGGGCGTCGATCTCGCCCAAACGCTGCTGGGTGGCCGTCAACAACGACTTTTCGGCGTCGACCAGGTCCCGGTCGTCGGACACCTGCGATAGCACCGCGTCCATGGCCGCCATCTGCTCGGCGCGCTGGACACGTAGACGATCAAGGACAGGGTTCATCGCAACAAACCTCCGCGTAGTTGGTGTCAGCTGGCGGGGCTTGCCGAAGGGCCAGCGTCCGGGGCGGCCAGGGGGCCTTTTACGGCCCGGGGGGTCGCCGGGGGACGGGCGGGGTCGGCCGCGTGCGTCGCTTGTCTAACCGGAGCGTAGTTCGTCGGCGATCCTGCGCCAGCGATCCACCTGCCGTTCCGGCGGGACCGGCGGCCGCCAGGCGGAGCGGACCATCGTCACCTCGGCGCTCTCGAACGCCGGCGTTGGAGTCATGGACACCTCCACCAGGCGGGACTCCACCCGGGTGACCCTAGGCAGCTCGTCGGGATCATCCGAGAACGGGTCGCCGTCCTCCCAGGCCGGGGGCCGCGAATCGTTGAACCCGATCGACAGGCCGATCAGGTCGCCGGCCTCGGCCGCCTGGGCGGCCCGCTGCGCCTCCGCCGATTCGTTCAACTTCCACACCCCGTGCAGGCCGTCGCCCGGATGCGACCACGATTCGGCGTGGCCGATCGGAAACGACCGGTTGTCGTGGAAGAGCAGCAGCGGCAAAGGCGACGCCGAGCGGGCCGGGCTGGTCGACCGTTTGAACGAGCCGTGGCGGTGCTGCTCCAAGAACGCCCCGAACCCGGTGTGGACGGTGGCCCATTCGCCGTAGGGGACGGCCCGGCCCTCCAGGTACTTGTACGGGCGGCCGTGGCCGACGGCCTGGAGGTCGCGGAGCGCCAAGACGGCGGTGAAGTCGCGTTGTTCGGGATCGGTCATGCCGGCACCTCCTGAGGTTCGGCGGCCGGGGCCGGCTCGGCGGGTGGTGGTACGGCCGGCGGTGGCGGCGGTGGGGGCGGTTCGGGTCCGACATCCTCATCGGTGGGGGCCAGGTTGAGCATCGCCCTGGCCTCGTCGAGGGTGACAATGGCGCCGTTGTAGGTGGCCACCGCGGCGTTAGAGGTGACGGTCAGATCGTCGGATAGCAGCTTGTTACGGTCAAAACGGATGCTCTGGCCGCGCGGCAGCCACGCCCACGACCACACGTCCTCCAGGTCGGACAGGACCGGCTCCAGCGAGGTGCGCAACACCTGCTGATATTGGGGGCTGGCCGTCTTGTAGGTCATGCCGGCCACCGGCGCGCCGAGCCAGTAGGCGTCAATGTTGAACAAGTTGGCGATGTCGGTCAACGACATGTGGCGGGCCTCGATCAGCTGCGTGTCACTCGGGCTCCAGGCCAGAGGTATCACCTGGGTGCCGTTAGGGAGGATGGCCGGCCGCCGGTTCGGGCCGCCGTACTTGACCTCCCAGGAGTCGGCGGCCTCGTCGGCCACATCCTGGGTCAACGTGGCCTGCGGGGTGATGATGGCCACGCTGGGGACGGCGGAGCCGGCCAGGGTGGCCGCCTCGTACACCTCTTCCATGGCCACCCGATCCAGCGTGCCTAACGACTCCTCCACGATGCCGACCCCGCGGACGGCCCCGAACCAGCGGTCCGCCCCCCGCTTGACGTGGATAACGTCGTCGGTGTTGAGCGGCTGGCCGTAAAAGTAGTAATCCGGCAGGGCCTGGCCGGGCACCCACACGATGTACACGTAGTTGATGGGCAGGTACTGCACCGACACCGGCCAGCCGTCCACTCCCCGCGCCGTGATCAGCGACACCGCGTTGCCCGACATCAGATAATCCTCGACCGAGATCCCGACAAACCAGGAGCCGGCGTTCAGCGGGTCGGGCCGCTCCAAAAGGCGGGGGCGGGGTAGTTTCATTTCGCCCCGGTAGGCGTCCATTTTCATCTGGCGGACCAGCCCGGAATACACCTGCAGGCAGCGGGCCACGGCCGGGATCTGACGGGCCGAGGTGGCGTCCCACACGAACGGCCCCACCATGGCGTTGGTGCCGGCCGGCGGGTTGAACCGCAAACTTGGGGCGCCGGCCGTCGTCCGCCCGATCGACCACGGGCCCGGGTTGCGCGACCAGGTCATAGACACCGAACGCCCAGCGTAATGCCGTCACCGCCGGCTATTACGGATAACTAGAGAATGCGGAAGTCGCCCAGGGCGGCGGGGGCGTGATCGAACCCCCAGATGGCGACGGTGGCCGCGGTCAAACAGGCCAACGATCCGGCCGACTGGCGACGGCCCCACGCCCAGGCATCCCCGAGAGCCCGCCTGGCGGCGTCGTTAGCCGCCGAATCCAACGCCGGATGCGGACGGTACCGAACGCCGGGCGGATCGCTTACAAGGGCGTCCAGGAGGCCGACGCAGGCCGCCGCGTACTCCTTCGCTTTCAGCCCGACCGGCTGCATGCCGGCCCGGCGCGCCGCGTCGGCCACATCCAACGCCGGCCCGGCCTCGTCGAAACACACCGCCAACGGCCGCCACCGCTCCACCAGCTCGCCCAAACGCTCGAGCAGCCAGCCCACCCCCGGCCGCTGGTCGGCCACCTCCACCCGGGCCGTACCGTCGGCGTCGCGCCAGGCGGCCACGATGGCGGCGTCCGAGCGGTCCACGGCCACATCGAAGGCCAACACCAGCCGGCCCGGCTCCGGCAGGGGCGGATCGTCGTCGGCGGCGGCCCGCCACGCGGCCAGCGGGATAACCCGGGCGGTCGTGCTGACCCATTTGTTGCCGTAGGCCCGGGCGAACTCGTCGGGGCCGAGCATGTCCAGCGCCGCCTGCATGGCATCCGGTCCCACCGTGTGCCCGTAGGCGGGATGGTACACCGGCCATGAGACCGCATCGCACGGGTCGAGGGCGTCGGGGCAGGACCATTCGAAATAGCAGATCCCTGAGGTGCGCCCGGCGTTGACGGCGGCCCGGCCCGCCTCGACGGTGCCCAGCCACCAGGTGGAGGTGGCATCCCCGGCGGTGGATACCTTCCACACCTGGGCGTTCGGTCTGGTCGCCTGGGTGGGGACGATGGCTTGGTCCAGCTGGGTGCCCCTGACCAGGTCGAACGCCCACGGCTCGTCGACCACCACCAGATCCGAGGTTTTGCCGTGCAGACCGTCGGGGGTGGGCGGAAAGGGGCGGATCAGCCCGCCCGACGGCAGCCATTTGATGTGCTCCGACCCGGCCGCCCGGCGCAAATGGACCTTCGGTACGAAGGGGGCCAGCAGCGGCCAATGCTCGTTGATCAGCCAATCCACGGCGTGCTTGCCCGATTGCTGGGTGAACCAGCAGCGGGCCTGCGGCACGATCAGGCCCCGATGGTCGAGCACCGACCCGAACAGCGTCGTTTTGCCGGACTGGCGGGGCACGGTCACCAACACCAGCTGGTAGGCGAACCGGCCGGCAGCGTCGACCTCGAGGGCCACATCAGCCACGTAGGCCTGCCAGGGCATGAACGGTTTGCCCAGCGCCTCGGCCAGTTTTGCCACCGCCGGCCCGAACGTCAGCCGGTCAGGGGTTCGGGGGGTCGCCAGAGCTGGGGGTGGGCCGGATGAGTCCGGCCAGGAAGGCGTCGACGGCGTCGACCGGTTTGGCGCCTTGCGGGGTGAGCCCGGCCGCGTTGAGCGAGTCGAGGTAGACACGGTTGGCGGTGCTCACCGCCTCCGG